AGAGGGGACAGAAGAAAGCCTTAAAAAAGTAACAGACAGTATAAAGTATAATCAAAAACAAGTTAGTGATAATTCTATCTTAGAATTACAATCACAAATAACAAATTCTGCTACATATTTACAACAACTGAAAGAAAATTACAGTAAAAATGAAAGCGAAATAACTCAAAAGCAAATGGAGGAAGAACAAAAAAGGTTAGAAAGTTTAACACAAAATCTAATTCAACAAACTTCAACAACTGAAACAATGACACCTGAGTTAGTATCAGCTTGGCAAAACTTGGGAACATTATCTTATGGTGAATATAGCAAAGTTATCTCGCAAATGCCAGAGGATATGCAAACTAAAATTCAGGAATCTACTGGGATTATAGTAAATAATACTCCATATGCAGGGCAGGTAGCTGATAAATTTGGAAATGAGATAGTCAATAATTTGGATAAAGACAGTGATTTTAGACAGAAAGCCGTAAATGGATTAGAAGCATATTTAACAGGATTATCAGATGATGAGAAAAGAGAACTATTAAAACAAGCAGGAGTTCAAGATATAGACAAGGTAATGGAAGGACTTGATAAAGGAAGAGGACTTTCAGAAGATAAAGGTGTGGAAATATTAAAAGGATTACATACTGGATTAAGAAATGCAACATGGCAAGATTCTTTATTTAGTGTTGCTAGCGGTATAGCTTCAAAATTATCAGAAAAATTTAATATAAAAGCCTCTGTAAATACAAGCTTATTACCAGGACATGCTGATGGTTTAGCTTATGTACCTTATGACAATTATGTTGCAAGGCTTCATAAAGGTGAAAGAGTTTTAACAGCTAAAGAAAATAAAGAATATATGAATAAAGACATAAGCAACAAGACTGTAAACCAAAACAATATATTCAATTTTTATCCACAAAAAATGACAGAAGCAGAAATGAGGAGAATTTTTGAATATATTAATAATGAAAGTGGAAAAAAATATTAAAAATTACATTTTTCGACAAAATATGACAAAAAAATATGATATACTCTTTTTATAATTATAAAAAGGGGGAAGATTTATATGGAAGAAAAGAAAGAAAAAAAACTATTTGTTAAATGGTGGTTCTGGCTAATTTTACTTGCGATTGTTATCATAGTTGGATTAACAATAATTATGGTAATGGCTTTTAATTTAACAAGAGGAGAAGCTGATGTTTTATCGACAAAAATACAAAGTATACATGAAGATGCAAAAATATATAATTCTATAATGGACAGAACATTGATTCTAGAATTGAACAATTGGGATAATCAAGACAATGAAAAACTTGAAAAAATATTTGGAATAATGAAAGAAGAAATTAGCGAAGGAAAATTACAATCTTATGATAGACTTATAACATTGTCTTATATAAAAAGTAGTAGTAAAGATGATGCTTTGTTTATAAAACAAATATATATTTTGCCAAGTTTTGTTAACGAAAGTACAATTGAATATGTAAACTTTAATGATTATCAAAGTATGTACAACACTTTAAATAAAACAATGGATGGGTATACAAATTTATTTAATAGTATAAATTAAGGATAAACACTCTTTTAAGGGTGTTTATTTTTATGCGAGGAATGATAAAATGTATGATTATAAAGATATAAGAAATTTTTATTTTGAAAACGAAACAGGGAAAAGAATAGACTGCCAAAAAATAGATGGTGGTCTATTTTTATATAATGTTGCTGGTTTAGGATATGAAGAGAATATTGAATATGAACAAATAGGAAATACGTTTATACCAAATGACAGAAAGATGGTACAAAATCAAATAACAGGAGATTTAGAATTTGATAATATGACATATGATGAGTACTGTAATTTTGTAAACTTTATATTAAAATCGGAAAATCTAAAATTAATTTACGTACCTAAAACCACAAATAGATTTGAATATTACAGAGATATTGATTTGTGTAAAATAGACAAATTAGAAGAAGACGATTTTAATATTCTTACATCACCTATTACAATAAAATGTAAAAGTTTGTGGTATAGAGAAAACAAAACAATATACGATATGCGAGAACAACAAGAAGAAATAAGATGGGATTTTGAATGGGACTCTAAATTTACAGCTTATGACATAAGAAGTTTAGAATATATTAATCAAGGTCATGTAGAAGCACCAATATTAATTGAAATAGCAGGACCTGTAATCAATCCAGAAATTCAATTATATGTAGAAGGGGAACTCTATCAGAGTGTTCCTTTTAATATTGAAATAGAAGAGTATGAAAAGCTTTTATACGGAACAAAGGAAAATGAGTTTTACATCAAAAAACAAAATACAGATGGAACTTTAAAAAGTTTATTTAACTTAGATGTTATTCAATTTGAAAATGACAATGTAATTAGAATACCTCAAAACAAGAGTTGTGAATTAAGACTAAAGGCAGATAATGAAATATTGAATGCACAAGTAACTATATTAACTTATTACAAAGCGGTCTAGGAGGTGCATTTAATGAGTAGTAGAATGACAATTAACTTTAATAATGAAAACTATATGGCACAGTATAATAAACAGACAGGGTATTATGAAGTAGATATACAAGCACCTGAAATTGGAGGAATATATAATGCAGATATTACCTTTACTGATCATGTAGGAGAAATAAGTACAGACTCAAAACCTTTACAGATATGGGCAAAAGAAAAGATAAAAATAGAAACTAACAAAGTATTTATGTGGATATTTGACTATAAAGACTTTAGTGTAAAAGATATAGTGGAAATTGCAGATTATGAAATTAATATAGATGAAGAAACAAATGCTAATACAATTTTAAAAGTATTAGAGAAAACAACAGCAAAAGCAAAAGATATTATAGCAATAAAGAAAAATAACGAAGTTGTTTATTGGGGTACTATTGAAAATATACAAAATGAGGACGGAAAGAAACTATATGAATATACAGTTAAATATATTACTAATTTATTTAATCAAACAATAAAATTAGAAGATGAAAACTTAATAAAAACAACAGGAATAGAAGATTTTATAGCAAAAGCTATAAACGACAATTTTATATCAAATACAGATACTTTTATTAATAAAACTTATTTGCAGATAGAAGTAAAAACTCATACACCAAAACAGACTAGTGTAACAAATGTACAAGAGGGTATATATAACCTACATACTTGGATGACAAATTGTACTCAAAGTTATGATGTCGTATATGAGTTTAATGTAGTAGATAAAAAATTAGTGATAACAATAGAAGTTAAATCAATAGAAAAAGAGCTAATAGATGTAAAAGCACAAGCAATATCAAACTATACAGAAGTATTTGAAACAAATGTAGTAAGCAAAGTGGTAGTTTTGACATCAACAAATACATATACTTTATATTTATTAAACGATAGAACCACAACAACAGATGAAACAAATCCAAATAGAGCAGAAGGAAAAGTAGAAACAGTTTACACAGAAAAATACGAAGATGCAGAACAAAAAGCACTAGATACAATGAAAGCAAATTCATATAATCACAATATTACATTTAATTATTATAACAGACTAATAAAAGTAGGAACACCAATAGCGATAAAAACAAAAGAATCTCTTATATTTGATACATATATATCTGCAATTAAAATAACACCTAAAAAGTTTATCGAATATGTATGTGGAAATATAAGAATTAAATTTATAGATAAATTATTGAAAGAGAGGAATAAGTAAATATGTTAAAAGGACATGTATTTAAAAAGCAGAGATTCGGAAACGAAATCTTTGCTCTTTTTATTGATACTTTTTTAAACAAGAGATGTGGAATAGCTGAGAATTATAAAGAGAAAATGGAAGTAACTGCTTCTGGAGAAGTTCTAACAATATCAAGTGGATGTGTTTGTATAAGAGGAAGGTTCATAGAAGAAGACACATTAACATCACTTTCTGTAGGAACAGATACATCTTATTGTAGATTAGTAATTGAAATAGATTTATCTAAAGAGAATACAGATGAAGAACTATTGCAAGTAAGTTACAGAGTACTAAAAGGTAGCAACTCTTATCCAACTTTAACACAAACAGATATTGTTGCCAATAATAGTGGTATATATCAATATGAATTAGCACAATTCAGAACAACATCAGCAGGAATAACAGATTTAGTTGACAAAAGAACATATCTTGACTTTACTGGAATATATGGAGAGATTCAAACAGAATATAGATCCGTATTAGAAGAATTAGAAGAGGAACTTGCTGAAGTTAAAGATGGAAGTGCTTATGTTTTAAAAAGTACAATTTTGAGTGGAACAGAAGAGCCAACGGATGATTTAGGGCATGATGGTGATTTATATATTCAATATTTAGAATAGGGGGATAAATTATGGCAACATCAGGAGCTTTTAATACTAGTTCTGTAGGAAGTTTTTATTTTACTTTTGAATGGTATAGAACAAGATATGATAGTACAAGTAATGTCAACTATATACATTATACTTTAACAGCACATAACACAGCAGGTAGTTACAGAACTGTATATTTGAAGAATTTATATGTCAATGGTAGTCAAGTACATTATAGTACAGGTGGAGTAGCATGTTATAATGGAACTGTAGTAGCTTCTGGAGATATGACAATTGCTAATTACAGTTCAGAAGGAGATGGAAGGTTTAGTGCTTCATTCGAGGCAGGAGTTGGTACTACATCTGGTTCAAATTGTAGTGGAAGTGGTAGTTGGGATTTAGATAGAATACCAAGATATGCTGAAATCAACAATGCTTATGTAGAAAGTACGACATTAACTTCAGCTACAATAAGATATTCAGTATCAAGAAATGCACATATATATTGTAGTGTAGATGGACAAGCATGGGGTAACCCTAGAGTAAGCAATACTACTTCAGGAACTTTTACGATTACTGGATTATCTCCTAATGTAAATCATAGTTTTGCAATATTATCTAGAGCAACTGATTCTGGACTTGATAGAGTTTCAGGTACATTTTATGGAAAAACAAAAGATATTGTAAGAATAACAAGTGTAGATAATACTAATTTTGGAGAAGTTGTTAATATAAAATTCTCTAACTTAGGAAATGGCACAGGAAAATTAATAGTAAAAGTTGGAAATATACAAATATGTACAAGGGAAAACCTAACAGCAACTTATCAACTGGAATTTGGCAAAGAAGAACTTTCAACTCTTGTAAGTCAATTTAAAAGTAATGAAATAGAAGTTTCATATATAGCAATGACAAATGATACATATTCAAGTACAACAAAAGCAACTATAACTATTCAATCAAATATTTATAAGAAAAGAGATGGAGTATGGGTAAAGTCAAAATTATATAAAAAAGAAACAAACTGGAAAATAACAAAACTATTTTATAAAGTTGATGGAACATGGAGGAATACGCAATAATGTCAAGAATTATAGAAACAATAGTAGAACCTAGTAAAATATATACAGGTTCTCTTTTTAAATTAAAAATAAAAGTATCTGATGATTATTCTTTTAAGCAATCTATAATTACAGAAAACGGACAAGTCATATTGACAGAAAATGGAGAAACCATCAGAACAGAATGGGGAGAATGATATGGATGAAATAAAAGTAAGTGAAATGACAGAAGCAACAGAAACAAAAAATGAAGATTTTGTTATGATTATTCAAAATGGAACTAATAAAAAAATAAACAAAGAAAATCTATTTAAAAATTATTTAGCATTCACAGTACTAGAAGAATGGGAGGAATCGTAAATGAAAAAAATCAGCGAAAGCCTTGAGGCTGTAACACACACACACACACACACACGAGTATTTTATCAAAAGAAAGGAGGAAGCTTATTTATAACTTCTTCCTTTTTATTTGGAGCAAAGGAGGAAGTAGATTTGAAACTATAAATGGACTACTTCCTCGTGATTTGATTGGCTAAAAGTGTAAAATTTGAGAACGACATATATTTAGATAGTTCTAGCGTAATGCACAATAAAACAAAATTAAGTGAAATATTGAAAATTTCAACAGACGAAAAAATTGTAGGAACATGGATAAATGATAAGCCATTATATGAAAAGACAATTGTAGCAACAAAAGTTAGTGGAACAGATTTAAATATAGACATAGGAGTATCTGCAATTGATAATATATTTATATATGGCGGAAGTTTGATAACTACACAAGGAACTGTTTATGGATTAGATAGATATGAAGCAGGTGGAACTTTTACGAGAGCAGAAATAACTTCCAATAAAACAAAATTTCATTATGTTTCTTCAACTGGAAATTATACTAATGGAATTGTAATTGCAATATTGAGATACACTAAAACAACTGATTAAATCACAGTTTCAAATTGAAAAAATAAAATGGCAAAAAGTTATAAATTAAAAGATGGTAATTATATAGATAGC